AACTGTTCAACTTGATTTCTTGTAATTTGTGAAATCTTTTTTCCTTTACCAAGGTTACGTCCAATAATTTCTTCAATTCTAGGACGGTAGTATTCTTTCTTCTCTGGGGGAATAGACTTTAACATTTCTGAACATTCTTTATATAAAGCATCAAAATCAAGTTCTTCGTAAGATGTTGATGTATTTCTTTCTTCTGTAATAAATTCTTGACCAGCATGTTCAGCTTCTTTGTCAATAGATTGATTTAAAGCATCTACTAAAGAATTATATGAAAAACTAATTTCAGGCTGCATATATCTGAAACGAGAACCACAATCTACTGTTCCATCTAAAGAACGTAAAGTTAAGGCTCTACTTGGCACACCTTCTTTTATAACAAGATGAGCGTAACCATATATATCAACCATGTTTTTAATAATTTCATTGTAACTATTACTTAAAGTTGGTACAATTTGATTATATTCAGTTCCATCTTGTCTTTTAAAAGTTTTATCTTTATCATGTGAAATAAATAAAACTGCATAACCGAGTTGTGTTACAGCTCTAAATGTACTTTCAAGTTCTCTTTTTACTTGAACCCAACCTTGTCCATAAGGGATTTGGTTTAATGTATCTACATTATTCTGGTCTATAATATATTTTTCACATGCGGCCGCAGCAATATCGATAGTATCTACTATAATAGACTGGTATCTCTATTTTACTTCTGGTCTTTTTAACTGTCTTAAAATTTGTTTCATTTCAGACCAGGTAGAAACATCTGCTGCCTAAATATTAGGAATTGCATTGTATCCCTTTTCAAAAGCTAAAAGAAGTGGTTTCGGCATTTGTGAGCCAAAAGTTGTTTTTCCGATTTTTCCTGGCCCATATAAATAAGTAATATATCCACTTAAATCTCTACTTACTTTATGGGGCTAAATTTTCATTAAATCAATTGCCATTTTTATACCTCACTATTTTCTTTTTCCATACTCATAGTCAAAATGGCAAGCGGATAAACCGCTTGCCTATCAATTACCAATCAAAACCCCCTGTAGGAATACTAGATAATGGACCTGCCATTTTATTAGGTGTTGGGGTAGACTGAGTAGTAGTTTTCTGATTATTTGCATACTCAATTGCTGCACTCTTTACTTCCTCAAGATGGATATTTCTGTCAGCAATTTTCTTTTGAAGTTCTGCGGTATCCTCTTCTGTAAAATCATAAAGCTGAGGCTTACTTCCTTCAATAACCCATTCTCTACGAGTTCTTTCAGAATACTCAATCATAGGTTCTCCCCAAGCATTTTCAACTTCCTTTTCTACTTTAATAGTAGTATTCTTAATGCTGCCCCATACTTGAGTATAAATAGGTTCTGCACTTGAAACTCCAAGTCCTTCAAAATATTCAATAGCTTTAGGATTATAAGCAATTAAATCCCAAGGAAGAATTGCTCCTCTAAAGTTGAAAATAACACCGTGGATTCTTGCATGAAGAACATCATCTGTATCTTCTTTAGGTTCTACGACAGTTACCTTATTAATAATCATATCATAAGTAAACTTATTTCTTGAAGTTCCTTCAGGAGCAAGTTCTTTAATAAAGGTAATAAAACCACCTTCATTTCTCTGAGCAGATACTGCTCTGTCATCATTTACTATATAAAAGTCATTCAGATCTCCGGAAGGAGTAAGTCTAATCATTTCTGCATTTTCTTTTCCTACCTTTAACCAAGTCTTTTCTTCAGATGTAATCTTCTCAAAAGCGGAGAATCTTGAATCTGTTTTACCATTTCCAAAGGTAGGAAGTACAAATGTATAATGAACGGGGATAACATTCAAGCCTGCTTCATCGGTAGCAATTTGAATTGTTCCTGACCAAAACTCCTGTCCATAATAATTAGAAGCCTGGTTTTTTACTGTCTTTTTTGACAAATCAAAATCATAAAGTCTACCTTCCAAAATTTCTTTATTTATTGTATTCTTCATTCTTTTTACCTCTTATTTTGTTCTTATAATTTATTATATAATAATTTTTTTAATTTTTCAAATCATCCTTCATAAGTAATTAACTCTTTACCATAAGGAAGTGACTCTATCCATTCACAAAATTGATGCCATTCTGTTAATTTGTGATAACGACGTTGGAAATAAATATTTCGTAATACCTCATAATTAAGAGTTACAGTTCGAGTTTGTAACCATGCCTCAGGAAGTATTCTAATTAATTCTTTCCAATATTTTTTATCTTTAGTTTCATTATATCTTAATCTGAGAGTTTCACAATATCCGATAATATCATCCCAAATATCTGTAATAAAAGTATCTGTATTATACGGTTCATTGTCATAAACTCTTAGATTTTCAAAATCATCCATTTCAAAACAGTCAAATGTAATTGGAGTAGATGCTAATTTGTGCATTGTAGAAGTACTATTGGCTACAGTACCTACTTTGTAAGTATCAAATTCCTTCCACCAATATAGCGGAGCAGTTATATCAACAGAAACCATGATTTGACGCAAGAATTTTCTATCACTCGTTCCTGCTTTAATCATACGTTGAGCTAAATTTAAATCTTTTGGACCAAGAAATGCATATTCGACGGCATTATGGTCACAATTGCAATTTAAAACTCCATTTTCTCTTAACCACTCAGCGTATTTCTCATTTGCTTCATCCCATTTGTTATACTCTTCATCAAAATCATATTTTTCATTTGCATCAATATAATCAGCTGCTATTTCATAATCATAGTCGCAATACTCTAATTCTGCAATTCCAAATTGACTATCAGATTTTGCCCAACTTTCAAGAGGATTACGAAGTCCTCTAAAAGCTCCTTCAAAATTCATAACTTGAGTTTTTTCAAATTTCATTTTTATTTATCTCCGTTCCTAATGATACATCAGTAGTATAAGTTGGACCATCTGTAGTAACTTGATATTTTGGTCTAGTTGTTGAAGTTTGTGTCGTATAAGTCCAAGGTGTTGTATAAGTCCAAGTATTACGAGCGTTATACCCATCCCAATAAACTTCATTTAAAAGAGTTTCTAGTTCTTCTTTTGTAAACTCAATTTTTCCATTTTTATTTTTCTAAAAAACTTTAACTATCATTTTTTATTCACCCCAATATTTCCATTATATCCATATGTATCTGCTTGATATAACGAGATAAAATATCTTTCTTTTTCATTTAATTCATCTCGATTACATTCTAATAGAATTTCAAAAGTAAAATTCTATAAACCATTTTCTTGCATAGCTTTATAAAGTTTATTACCAGGCGGGGTATCAATACCTAAACCTGCTTTACAATGCTAATTCCATCTTTTATATATATCAACAGCTTGCCCAATATAACATTCGTTTGTTTCAATGTTTGTTATTTTATAAATTCCCATTTTAGTTTTATCTTTTAAGATAACAGGGAATTTAACTTTAGCAAGCGGTTGCCAGTATGTCTGCCATATCAACATGGATAATATACGAGGTTTAGCTAACTCCATCTTTACTTTTTCTAATTTTTTAATATCAGAGAGTTCTATATTAGATGGAACTAACCTATAATCATCTACTTTACTTTTTATCTCTTTCTATCTCAATAAAGACTAGTAGGCGGCCTTGCGTGTCTACTTCAGTGTCTAGAGTGAAGCGGCTTCCGCCTAAACTTCTTGTCTAAGCAAGTCTAGCTAATATTCATACTAATCTTTTTTCTTTTGACATTCTATTTGTTTAAATTGTAGCTATTGATCTATTGATTGACGTCTTACATTTTCATAATCTTTTAATCGAGATTGAATTGTCTATTCTTCGAAATTATATTTCTAATTAAATTGTTGTTCTTTTTGCTATATTTTTTCTTCTATTGAAGATAATCTCTATTCAGCTTCTATTATTTTTTTTGAGTTACCTTGCTAAATTTCCTATTCTTTTTTTTGAAGTTCTAGCTATTTTGTTTTTAATTTTGTATAAAATAATATAATGCCTATATTGGGAATTAATATAGCTAAAATCACAACTATTGCAATAATAAACTATTTAGTCATAATAAAAATACCTGGGCTATTTTATTTAACCCAGGTAATTCCTTCCATTAGGCTTCATAATTGTAAGTTCTACCATAGTCTGTAAATTCAATGAATTTTACAGTTTCATGTCTGATCTTACCATCTTCATCAATTTCAATCTCGCCCTCTTCACGTTTCATAAGAGGTCTTACTTCCTTGACTTTCTTACCATCAATTTCTTCACCAGTTTCTTCTTTATGATTTGTAAAAGCTGCTGTAAGAGTTGCATTTACGCTCTTTGCGCTCAAATTCAATGCTGCTGCAATATCTTTCGCAGTAATTCCTTCTGATTCATGCTCTTCTACATACTTCTTAATCATTAGCGCTTTCTCACTAAACTTACCCATTTTTAATTTCTCCTTTTTAATTATGTTTTTATTTACTTTTTTATATTATTATTATAATAAAAATTTTTTTAAAAATCAACTTAGTAACACTTTAATTCTTGTTGTATATAGCTATCTAATTTAAACAAATCTTCGAGCGAAAGAGACTCCATAATATTATTCATTTCATTAAGAGTATTTTGAAGTTTTTTGTCCTCACTAGATATTTTTTGTTCTTTCGCTATTAATTCTAATAAAGCTAATTGTTTAGCTATTTTTTGTA